TCGTATGCTAGATAAACTTGCCATAGGTATTACTATAACAAACTTTTAGCAGATAGCTGACCCTTCGGAGTTGATTGCTGAATGAATGAAACAAAGGGTCAGCTTCTTATCTGCGTGTTCAATGATACAGGGAATTGAATTATCGAACTATCTAATCTTAATACAATAAATTTAGTGTGCAATATATACAACTCTTTACATATTGCAATTCGTGTTTTTCACAAATCATTCTTCTCCAAACATTTATTTTTTACAAATACATCTATATCATTATTTACTATTTCATCTTTTTTATATTTGTATCTAACACCATAAAAATATTCTTTCCCTTTAAATTTGTAATAAATAACATCTATAAATTCATTACTTAACTTTGTACATATAAAATCATATTGTCCTATGTCTAAATTAAATAAGAAATTTTTTTGTTTAAAAGTTTCAGCATATTTATATGTTTGTGTAAAATAAGTAGCCATTATTCTTCTTCTACTAAAGTATCAAAACATTTAGGGTGTGAGCCTGAGATAATTTGTTCTCTTATAGAAGCGTCAAGATAAGGGAAGTATTCTTGCACAGTTTTTCTTGGATTGTCCCACATATACTCGTGCCAATCTTTTCTAATAACTTCTACTGTGCCTTCTTCTCCACACATAAAACATCTGTTGGTTGGAACTGTAACAATATCATCAAGAACATCTCTGTTCATATATTTATAATTACTAAACAAGAGCTTTGCATTCTCAATAGTAATGTGTCCTGCACAATGTTTTTCTTTTGGGCAGTTGCAATCAATTATCATTTCTTACTCCACTAATGTCTATTTTCAAACTTGGGTGTAAGTTTTTAATATCTTGCTCTGCTAACTTAATAGCTTCTTCTTCAGTTGTAGTTGTGTAGTTTTTACTTCCAATAAAAAATACTTTGTGCTTTTTCATTTTTCCCTCTCAATCAATCCAATTTCTAATTTTCTTTTTAGTAACAATCTCTCAGCTAACTCAATCTGTTCTTTAGTTTCTAAGTGATTGTAAATCTGTTCTAGGTTTTCAAAGATTGTCATTTCTTCAACACCATATCTTCCTGCTCTATTTCTTTATCACAATGAATACAAACAAGTGCAGACCAATACAAATGTGTTACTTCTAATTCCAAAGTACATTCAGGGCAATCAAATCTAAATGTTGTTCTCTTTTGGTAAATCATCAGGAAGCCTTCCTGTTTTTTCTGCTTGTAGTCTGATACTTCAAAGCTCTACCTTTTGCTTTTGATTTAGCTTTACGCCTTTGATGTCTATTCATACAACCCCCTATGGTCTTCACAAGCTAATCTATAAACGCCAAAAAAATCTTCCCAAAATCCAATTTTTTTTAATGGTTTATTGCAAACTACATTTTTATAATTAGCCTTACCATTTTGAATTCTTAATTTTTGCAACACTTTTGTACAATTCAAATTCATATCAACTTCCTAACTTGTAATCTTTTGGCAAATTAAATTCTCCTATGATTCTCTGCCTAATAGATTCTTTGTTACCTACCCACCACTTGTGGCTTTTTACTTGTTCTTCATATAGTTTCATATCAACTCCTTTTTCATAAATAATCAACTAGGTTGGATTATAATTTACGATTTTATGATTGTCAATCTTCTATTATAGAAATCTCTGATTTGCAATCTACGATTGTTTCTGCTATCATTAAAAATGAATGATAAATATAGAAGGAGTTAAATTGCAAAAATTTACTTATCAAGTCTTAAAATCTTTTAAACAAGATTACACAGACTTACAAAACTTCCAAGACGCTGAGCTAGTTTTGGAAGATACTATAACTCTCGATTGCTCAGGCTATCACAATCCACTAGAAGTGTTTTGGGCTTGGAGAATCAGAGAAGCTCGTATCTATAACAAAAAATTGTCAGACCAAGAGAAAAAAGATTTCTCTTATATTGTCAGGCAAAAAGATTCTTTGAAGGGAGAAGAAGAATGAAACAAATAACAAAAGAAGTTGCTAGGCAATTTTTTCAGCTTGGAGAAAACAAACAAGAGATGTTGTCTCCTGACGGTAAAGCAATTTATCCTGTTGAAACTTATTTAGAAGTTGGCAAAATAATTGATTTGCAAGAGAGTGATATAAAACAACTTGAGAAAAAACATTATTCAGGTTGGGATATATGCGACTCAATCTATTCACACGAGACAGGAGAGAGATTGGAATATCTTGAAGGTATTGCTAATTCAGATTTCCTTGTTTGGTTTGCAGAAGTAATTAATGCAGACATTGAAGGTTGGAATGAAACTAGAGAATTTATGGGATTCGAGAGAGACATTCGAGCCGAGAGATTGCTAAATAGAATCTTTGACAGATTGCAAATAATTGCAGATATATCTGAAGAAGAAATTACTGCAATCTTGGAAGAAGCACAATGATTAGTAATTGTGTTGAATGCAATAAAGAGATTAGATACTCTCCATTTGCTTTTGACCCAAACTCAGAATACGCAGAAGTAACAATGTCAGGTCTATGTTCAAATGGCATAGACGGTTGTTGGGAATTGAAACAATAGCTCACACTTAATCGGAACTCGGAAGCCCACCGTTCATTCGGTGGGTTTTCGTTTGTCGTTTAAAAAATTTTTTTGCTTACCGTCAAATAGAAGGAGTAATGATTTCGTCAGGTCTTGGCTCACGATAAATTACATTACATCTACAATTCACAGTTTCTTTAGCAGATAGATTTGGTGCTTTAGGATATTGGGCAAACTCGCCACCAACCCTAAAGTTATCGTTCTGCCCTACGACTTGTCCGTCAGCAGTAATGTGAGTATCTCTTGATTTGTTAAATTGTGTTTGCCATTCCTTGACAGTAATGAGACCTGAACTCTCAACTGCGTCATACTGACCGTACTGAGCCAAAGCCCCACCTTCAGTTCTAGCAATAGTCGAAGCTCTACCCATAAGTTTCTTTGGAAGTACATTCTCCACTTGTCCTGTAATGTAGTCATAAAGATTATCTCCATACAAACCTAACTCTGTACCTTCATCAATGGCTCTCCTGATTGTTCTATTCAAATTAGCTTTAGTAGTTTTAGCTAAGTCAGGCATAACAGAATCTAACCTATCATTCACAAACGCAACGGCTTTTCGATTGTATCTAGTTCTAGGTACAGGAGAAGTAGCACTCGGTATCACATCTCCACCACGCACTCGTATCGGATAGAATCCTTCATTGATTACTTGATTACGAGTTTTCCTTCTGTTCTTATAAGTATATAAATCCGTATCTTCTAACTCAGAATATCCTTGAAACAAGTTAAAGTCATAGACTTGAGACAAGTAAATATCATACAAGTCAAGTTTCCATTCAAGCGTAGTGTCATCTATTATCTTATTTAAAATCGGAGATTCTCCATTCAAAACAAAATTTTTGTATGCAGGGTTGTCTCTTCCACGCACCATACTCCTCGTGATTTTTTTTAATTGACTACGCAACAGACCGACATAGTAATCGACATACCACAGTTCCCAATTCCGAAGCATAGCGTCATAGTTCCGATAGATACCTTGCTTCACTTCCGTAGATGTAAGACGGTTTGTTCTGTACTCTGTGTCTGCTTGTTCTCTTAGCTTATGCCTACGCACTAACTCTGAAGCTGACTTCTCTACTTCGTCTCTCTTGTTCATAGCTCTTACTAACTTACTACTCCACCTTTGTCCTGCGTTGCCACCCCATAGCTTCCAAGCAATAACACCATTGGTAGCTCTATCAGTTCTTCCTGCGAGGAAGTCTCTTGAGTCTTGTGTCTGTAAGTCTCCTTCGTGTCTAGGGAAGTACTTAGCTATGTGTCGTACCTTCTCAGGCGAAGCAGTTGTATTGGCAACGAGATACCTTGCAGTACTCATACCAACCGATGTACCACCTCTGCCAAACTCAGCACGGAGTCGTAGTCCTTGTTCGGCTTGTGCCTTAACCCCTTTAGGTATCGAGAAATCCAAGTCATCGTACTTTCCTTTTTTATAGTTTCCACTTATGCCTGTGTCCATATTCTGACCAATAACAAACTCCTCTATATCTATCTCCGTATTGAAGACAAACTGTCTTATATCCGAAACACTATCCTCAAAGATATAACTATCTATCTGTTCCTCTGTATGTTCTTCTCCGTATATATCAGTAAGTGAATCATTTGTATTTATTGCGAGGTTTTTTTTAGAGCTAAGTGGGTGGTTACTTGGCAACAGGTCTGTATCGTAAGGCTTACGCTTAAACCTACCATTCTTAAGAGCGTATATTAGCCCTTTGCACCGTGCCAATGCCCATTGGTCTGAAGATGTAACTGTAGGTCTAACTGAACTTGGATTAGTATTGTATGCACCTACTCCCCTATTAAAACAAGAAATCATCATTCTTAGCGTTGCCCTATACTTAGGGTCTGAATCATTATGGTCTTTTACATAACCTTCGAGTATCTTGCGTATTCGAGCAGAGACTTTTACTTCAATCTGCGTCATAATCTTCTAAGCGTTGTTCATACTCTTGGTGGGTAGAACACGGCATATAGATTAAATTACCGTCCTTGTCGTGTGTATGAGTACCATTACAACCTAATTCTTCAGCTCTAGCTTCAGCTTCTTCTATTGTTGTAAATTCGTCCTTACCTACCATAGCTTTAGGATTGTCGCTAAATCTCTCTATCTGTCTAAGTCTTATCTCTGCGAGTTCTTTAGTTGGATAGCAACCCATATTCCTACCTGTCTCTGTTATTACGCAGTATTCTCCGTCTATCTCTTTAACTACTTTAAACTCTGCTTCATCAAACCCTGCTTCACTTATAGCTTCAGGTACTTCTTCTGTTTGTTCTTCTTGTTCTATTGTTGCAGGTTTATAGTCTCTAAGCATATTGGCAGGTACTGATACCTTCTCAGCAGGAAGTAAATAGACATCTTGTTCTGTTGTAGTAGGTAATCCAACGCTCTGTCTTGCTTCTGCTACTGTTACCCAACCACCTTGTACTGCTAAGTTCATTCTCTCGTAAATCTCATTAGTATCTGTTTGTA